AGCTCGGCGTTCCTCGCCTGTTCGGCAGTCTGCCCGCCGAGCGCCCCAAAGAGCGCCGAGGCCCCCGGCATCTGGTAGCGGTTGCGCATCTCGATCCCCCTCAGAACAGCCCCGTGAGCCCGCGCGCGAGCGGAATCGACCCGGCTTGCAACAGGCCGCCCGTGAACATCCGCCGCGGATCGACCGCCCCGGCGCGATTGATGCGGTTCTCCGACTGCCGCGCCGCTTGCTGCATGGCCGAGGTGATCGAGTCCAGGTCGCTCGCGCCCTGCGCCTGCTGCAGGCCCTGTTCGAACATCAGCCGCTGGCCGCCGCCGGCACGCGCCGCCAATCCGGCCTCGGCGATCGCCCGCTGCAATTCGGCCGCCGCCCGATCACCCATCGCCGACGTGTAGCGCGACGACGATCCCGGGGGCGGCTGCACCGCGCTTTGCGTCGCCGCCTGCTGCGCAACGCCTTCGAGCCGCTGCTGTTGCGGGGCAATCGTCTGCTCGAGCTGCGCGGACGTCGCCTCGGGCGTCATGCGCCTCGCCATGTCCACCACCTGGGCCTGCCGCTGCTGTTGCATCTGCGCCTGTTGCGCTTGCGCGGCGGCGATGGCGGCCTGCTGACGCTTGATCGCGTCGCGCTGCGCGTCGTACTGCATCTTCGCGCCGCCGATCGAGATCATCGCCGAGAGAATATCTTCCCACCCCATGACTCACCCCACGATGGTGCCGCTGCGGCCCGAGAGCGAAATGCGGTTCTGCGGGAAGCGCGTGTTGTAGAGCTGCTGCGCCGCCTGCTGGCCGCTGCGGACCTGAAAGTTGTTGATGGTCGGCGCCACCGCGCCCATGTAACTGTCGAGCGCGTCGTACCTCGTCTGGGCCCGCGCCGCGTTCGCGTTGTCGGCCATCTGCGCGAGGGCCGATTGCGTGGCGTCGGCCGAGTCCAGCCCCGCGCGCATCTGCGCGATGAGGTTCAGCCGCGTCTTTTCGTCGTTCGCCCGCACCTCGTCGGCCTGCCCCTGGGCGGCGCTCGACGCATCGGCCAGCGCCCGGCCGAATGCGCGCTGCTCAAGCCCCTGCGCATCGACCTGCGCCGAGCCGCCCGTGAGCCCGGACCGCGCCAGCCCGAACCGGAGCTTGCGCAACGTGTCCTGCCGGTTCTCGTCCAGCCGGGACGATTGCAGGCCATACGAGTTGTCGTAGATCGACTTGTAGATGGGGTCGCGCTTGCCGGGCGCGAAGAGGTCGTTGATCTTGGCGACGTTCGCGTCGATGTTCGCCTGCGGGTCGGTCGTGGGCACGGTCGGAAGCGACGGCTTGCCGCCGAGCGCCGTCGCGGCGAGCGGTGCGAGTTGCAAGGCTGGCTTGAGCCAACTGGCACCGCCGAGGCCGGTTTGCGCGGCCAGCCCAAGCTCGGGCATCCCGGCCGCCCCCGCAATCTCGCCAGCGCTCACGCCACCGGCCGCGCCGGCCGCGGCTCCGGGCGTCGCGCCGCTGAATCCGCCGAGCGGCCCGAACCCGGCGGCGCCGCCCAGCGCCAGCGCACCGCCGATATACGGCAGCGCTTGTCCGACCCGATCTAGGAATGTCGTGTTCGTACTGTCGTTTATCCATCGCAGCCCGCTCACCGAGCCGTCCGCCCCGATATTCCCGGTCCAGCGGCCAACGTGGTTATTCGTCTGGTACGGGTCGTACATCGTCGGGCCGGTAAAGTAATAACCGGGCTTGGACCATCCCGGCCCTACGAACGACCCTGCGCCGCCGAAAAACGCATCCAGCGCCGCAGACGAGTAGGTGGGGCTAGCTACCGATCCCTCACCAGCGAGCCGAATGTCTTCCTCGGTTGGTGGCGCCATCTGAATGTCATTCACCCGAAGCGCCTGCATCAACTGCTGCGCGAACGCATCACGCGAGTCGGGTCGCTGTGCGAAAAGGTCTGCAAAAGTCGCCATCACGTCACCCCGAGATTGTCGAAGTGGTAGACGAGCGCGCTCAACTCGAAGCGCTCGCCCGCCTGGTGCTCGAGCCGCGCAGCAATGGACGGCGCCATGAGGCCCACGGGAATCGCGCCGCCCGGCCGACTGTCGTCCGGATGGTCGGTGAGCACGATCGGCCCCGCCTCGTATAGCCCGCCGCCCGAGTCCGAGCGGAACAGGTGCGTGAGACTGAAGTCCCGCGCGAGCCCCGCGATCACCGGGTCGGCGTCGCGCGTCGTTACCACGTCCATCGCGTGAATCTGCTTGAGGCTCGCGGGCGACTTGAAGTCGTAGAACGGCGACTCGACCAGCACCGTCGGCACCGTGAGCCCGGCGGTCGGCATCGACGCCGCCCACGTCTCAGGGTCGCGCGCGCCGAGCGCAGCCACCGCCGCCCCCGCGTCGTCGTCATACGGATAGTCGGCGTCGAGCGTGTAGATGTCGCCGGCATCGGATCGCAGGTACGCCGCCCCGGCGAAGTCAGCGAGCCCCGCGATCGACCACGGAAACTCGTACTCGCTCCACGCGTAGACCTTCGCCGTGCGGCTGAAGCTGTACACCAGCGCGCGCGCGCCGCGCACGAGCCAGAATTGCCCGAGCGACGGCAGGTAGCGGGCGAACAGTTGGCCGGAGCCGCTCGCCGTCATCTCCAGCACGAGCCGGTCGATCGGCACGCCCACGTCCAGGTCCATCGCGTTGCCGGACTGCGAATTGAGCACGATGCTCCGCACGCCCGGCTGCGACAGGAAGAAGAAGTCCGCGCCGACGTTCGCGCCCGTGTCGCCAGCGACCTGACCGACCGCGAGCGTCTTGGAGAAGCGCATCGCCGACGGGTCCGGGTCCACCTCCCACAGTTGCGCGGCGTCGCCCGTGGAGACGACCAGCAGCCCATTGAACTCGCCCAGGGCGGCCACCGCCGACAAGCTGCGCGTCTTGCGGTTCGTCGGCAGGAAGCCCGCGTCGCTCGTCTCCGTCCAGTTGGTCGGGTCGTCGGTCTTGCTGAAGCGCACGACGCCCTCGGCATCGCCCCCGAACACCTTCGACGCGATCGGGATCGCCGTCGCCCCGTGCGGGCAGTTGTCGTCGATGATCTGCGTGTCACCGGCCCGGACGTAGTGGTGCCGCACGCCGAGGTCGGTCGTCGCCACCGCGTACATGGCGCCAGCCACCAGAAACGCCGTCTCGATCGAAGCGATCGTGTTGCCGGGCGCCGCGCCGCCGCCTGCCGCGCGCAGCCGGGTCGTGCGGTACTGGCCGGCATCCTGCACGAAGGGCACCGCCGTCGGATGCTGCACGTCCGCGTTGCCGTCGCCCCAGAAGCCCGTGAGGTAGCCAGGCCCCGGATACAGGCCCTTGACGCCCGGCCCCCACGACCAGCGGTACCGAGCACCGGGGCGCTTCCTGACCGCCTTGCCCGGCGTCACGTAGGCGTTCTTGAGCCGGCGGAAGCGGTTCGCGTCCTGGATGTTCGACGGCCGAGACAAGTCGATTCCACCGTCGAACGCCGAATAGATGATGGAGCTCATGACTACCCCGCCGGATAGTCGGTCGGCGGGAAGTTGTAGACCGCATCCTCGTCGAGCATCGGTCGCACGCGCCGCGGCGACACGACGGTGGCGCGACGATGCCGGCCCTTGAGCTCCGTCAGCATGGCTTCCAGCTGCTTCGCATACGCCGGGCCGTCCGGCTGCCGGTAGTGCAGCTTGGCGTTCGTGAGCGCGTGCAGGAACAGCGGCCCCGTCGGGATCGACGCCACGTCGTTGTCGGCGACGAACGGCAGGCACGTCCGCTGATACTCGACGCGCAGCGTCCCGTCCTGCGACGGCTCCGGGTGGATCTCCAGCTGGACTTTCCAGCCGCTCGCCGCCGACGCGTTCCAGCGCACGTCGTAGCGGCTGGGCGTGCCCGGCGTCGAAAAATTCCGATGCCGAAGCTCGATCCCCTGCACCAGCGGCAGCCACGACCCGCCGTAGAGGATCGACACCGACTCGATGCGCTCCAGGTCGCAGTCCGCAGGAAGGTCGTACCAGATCGAGCCATTCGCCACCGTGATCGTGGCCGACGCTCGCAGGTGCTTCCACGGCACGAGTTCGTACAGGGCTTCCTGCGCGCCTTGCAGGAACGAGTCGAGCAGCGGCTTGGCGAACGCGATCCCGGCGGCAGCGCCGATGCGGGCCTGCAATTCGGTGCGCAGGCTCTCCAGCGTTCGGAACGGGTTCGCCGAGCGGGTCATGCGTCAGCCGCGACCTTGCGGCGCTTCGGCACCCCGGCGAACGCCTGCAAGTCCTCGAGGAATCGCCTGAAGTCCGAATACGCGATGTCCACGAACCGGCGGCCGGTTTGCGCGTCCACGCCGTAGAGCCGCCCGAGCCGCTCGTACTCGATCTTCGGGTCGTCGATCGTCGCCACGTCGTCGGTGGCGCAGATCAGCTCCGTCTGCACCTTGCCCTCGCCGTGAACCGCGATGAGCACGGGAATCTCGTGCTCGCCGACGTCCACCAGCAGGGTCTCGGCCATGTCGCGCCGGATCGGGACTCGCTTCAGGGGTACTTGCAGCATCGGGCTCTCTCCATCGAAGGTGCGGGGCCGAAGCCCCGCGGTTGACGATCAGGTGAGCGCGAGCGCCGCGTGCGCGCTGCGCATGTTGCAGGTCATCGCACCCTTCCAGGTGAGCGCCATGTACACCACGTAGCGGTCGTGCGGGCGCGGGGGCTTGCGGCTCACCATGTCCTGGCCGGCGAGCGGGCGCAGCTTCAGGTGGCGCAAGTTCAGGATGTACCCGCGCTTGTTCCAGCTCGTGGCCGGGCTCACGATGCCGCCGAAGTCGTCGTCGAACTCCGGGCACCAGGTCAAATCCACGCCCTTGAACGCCATGCCGGTGAGGCCCGGGTCCATCTGCGTGCCACCCTTGGCCGGCGTCTGGATGAACCGCTGGATGCCGCCCGACGCGGCGACGGTGGCCGCCTCGAACGCGTCGTAGAACGCGCCGCCGACGAAGATGTGCGTGGGCCGCCCGCCGTGACGCACGCAGTTGCGCCACTCGGTCTCCATCTTCGTCAGGATGTCCGACGACGACAGGCCGGTCTCGCGGTTCGCCAGCCACCACGGGTAGGTGTACGCGTCCAGACCGCCCACCACCTCGGTGCCCGCCCCGACCGGAGCCGCGGTGATCGGCACCAGGTGATCCAGCCCCGCGATCGCGTCGGCCGAGCTCGACCCGTCGAAGTGCAGCGCCGCCGAGAACTTCTCCTCGAAGCCCAGCCGCAGCACTTCGGACTGCTCGGTGAGCAGGTTGGTGAGCTGGACCATCTCGGCGTCCGACGCCTTGGCCTGCCGATCGTCGGTCACGATGATGCCGTTCTGGCTCAGGCGATCCTCGTCGATCATCACGCCGTCGTGCGCGCTGCGCCACGGGTACTTGACCTGCTCGATCGTGTTGCGCTCGTTGTAGGTGACGGCGCCGGCACCGCGGTACCACTGGAAGTTCGAGTCGTAGCGCGCGCGCAGCTGCTCGACGATGTACTCCTTGGCGCCGGGGAATTCGCTCTTGCGCGACTGGAGGGCTTTGAGCAGCGGGCGATCGACCGACACCTGATCGACCGGGTTGTTCTTCATGTAGAAGTCGAGGCCGACCTTCGCGGCTTCGGCCAGTTGGTTCACGGTGAACGGCATGATGGGCTCCTGTGGATGCGAACGAGTGCGGTGTTGCCGCTCCGATTCGCGGTGGCGAGCCGCAAAACAGCCGATCACGTCGGGCGGTGCCCGGGCGACGATCCCCGGATACAGTCAGTCGCCACGCTGCCAAAGGGCGATTGGCTTAATCCACAAAAGAAAACGCCCGCCGAAGCGGGCGAGGGGCGCAGCAGACAGACGGGAACCGCGCCAGGAGGAGAACTCGGTTCAGCCGTTGCCCAGCGCTGCGCTGATCGCCTCGGCCATGTTCGACGGCTCGCGCCGCCCGGCACTGGCCGCCGACGGCCGCAGCGGTTGCGCACCGGCGGCCGGCGTCGCACGGGCCGGCGCACTCGCCTTGAGCGTCTCGCCGATCAGCTTGTAGGCCGATTGCAGCGCGAACCCCCACTGCTCGGGCGGCAGCGCCTTGGCGATCTCCACGGCCTGCGTCTGCAGCATCGCCTGCTTCTTCGGCCAGTCCAGATCGGTCGCCGACCACTGGCGGACCATCTGCCCGACCTCGGCGGTTGCGCGCTGCACGCCCGCGATGTACTGCTGCTGCGTCTGCTGCTCGGCCTGGGCGGCCTGCGTGCGGCGCTGCTCGTCGGCGAGCACTTGGCGGGCCCGGAGCACCTCGCGCGCGGCCTCGGCGGTGATCTTGCCCTCCTGCACAGCCTGCGCGAGATCGGGGTGCGCGCTGAACGGGTCCGCCCCGTTCGGGTCGCGGCCCATCGCCACGCGATACTGCTGCGTGAGGTGCGCCAGCATCGGCTCGGCGGCCGTCCAGTTGCCGGACTTGATCGCCTTTGCGAAGTCGAACAGCGCGACCAGCTCCTGGTCGTTCGCTCCGCTGTCGACGATCATCCTCTGGAAGCCCTCGACAGCCTGTCGCATCTCGCCGACCTGCGCCTCGGCCTGCTCGATTCGCGCGTCGCGCTCGCGCACCATACCCACCAGCGAGCGGAATCGCTCCTGCGCGCCTTCGGACAGCCCCTCGGGCTCCTTGAACGCGTCCTCCGTGGACTTGGCGGGCTCGGCGGGCTTGGCCTCGGCGGGTTTCGCCGGATCGGCGGGCGCGGCCGGGTCGGGCTGCGCGTCTTTCGGCAGGAACCGGCCATCCGGCCCGCGCGGGCGGTCGTCGCCACCCTCGGCGGGCGCTGACGGTTCGTCGTCTTTCAGCGCCGCGCCGATCGCGTCGAGCATGGACTGCTCGGGCGCGGCGGCTTCGGGGGCGCTTCCTTCGGCGATAGGCTGCTCGACCGGCGCGGCTGCGTCGGGGGCGGCTTGCGGATCGACTTCATCGGCCATTGGCTACCTCGTTGGGTTGCAGGACTGGCGCGGAGCCTGCGCCCCGCGCCGCGCTCATCAGGCGCCGGTGACGGCCAGCCAGCCGCTCGTGTCGGTGCCCGAGCCCTTGATGTACAGCGTCGTCGCCGCGCCGCCGCCGATGGCGAGGAACAGCGTGCCGGGGGCCGCCGCGACCAGCGAGGCCGGCGTGCCCGTGCCGATCATCACCCGCGCGTGCGCCTCGGTGGACGCCGCCAGATCGGCCTCGAACGTCGCGGTGCCGGTCACGCACGTCGCCCGCACGAGGCAGCGCTTCAGGAGCACCTCGTTCTTGGTCAGCGACTGCGCCTGCGTGCCGAACGCCCAGTTCTTCCACGTCGCGCCGCCGTCGTAGCTGATTTCCAGCTTCGCGGTGCTCGAGGCGGGCGTGATGATGCGAATGGTCTCGCCGGCCTCGATCGGGTACGTCTCGGGCGAGCGAACCGTGGCGTCGAGGGCGATGGTGTACTTGGTACCGGACATGACTAGGCTCCTACGGGAAGTTCAGCGGGCAAGCCCGCAGGGGGTTGAACCGCCATTTCGGGCGGCATCTGGTCGGGCATGGCGCCCGGAATCTGTGGCATCTGGGGCTGCAACGGCGGCAGCGGCGGGAAGAACTTGCCGATGTCGATGCGCTCGTCGAACCGCTTGAGCGTCTCGCGCAGCAACTCGATCACGCCCTCGGCCTGGTCGTTCAGCCCGGCCTGACGGAACTGGATCACCTGCTGCATGAAGCTCATCAGTTGCGGCGCCAACTGCACCCACTGCTCGCGCTCCTGCATCCGGTTGGGCTTGCCAGTCGAGCCGGCGCGAATCTCGACCTTGACCAGATCGAAGATGTCGTCGCGCGGCAGCGTCGGCCACACGTAGCCCGGGCCGGCGATGCGCTCGACCATCGGCTCGGCCAGCTCCTGCAGCAGAATCTGCGCCGCGTACTCGGCCATCTCGGTGAGATACCCTTCCAGCGTGTCCTGCCGGTAGCTGGTGCGGGACTGCATGCCCTGCGCCTGGATCTCCGCTTCGGTGGCGGTCTTCGCCTTCTGGATGGACGCGCGTGAAGCGTCCGAGGCGCCCGAGGTCTGCTCGAGGTCGCGCAGGATCGGCGTCGTGTCGTAGCTCACCGGGTCGATCGGCACGGCCGGGAACGGCACGATCTCTCCCGCCAGCGGCGCCTGACTGCCGTTCGTGGTCACGCCCACCGCCTGACGGCCGCGCCGGTTCACGATCGCGTCCACGTCCTCGTCGGTGAGCGCGCCACCCTTGCGGAACGCGAACCCGGGGCGATTCTCGCGCCGCGCCTGCGCAAGCTGCGTGCGCATGCTGTTGTACTCGTCCTGCAACCCCGCCCACTGCTCGACGTCAGCCACCGGGTAGAACTGCCCATCCACCTCGTTCCAGTAGATGGCAAAGAACGGGTAGAAGCGGCGCCCGTTGCGCTCCAGCCGATACGGCTCGCGCGCCCATTCCTTCGCGCCGAACTCCACCGTGTAGATCGTCTGCGCGCGGCGGTCCCAGATCTCGAACACCATCACGAACTGCTGCCGGTCGCGCTTCGACTGCCCCTGCTTGCCCGCCATCGCGTCGCGCTTGTCGGCGTACTTCGCGCCCACCGGCTTCTTGCCGAAGCGGTCCTCGAAGTCCGAGCAGGTCATCACGATCCGGTGCGCGATCGCCCGGGCCTGCGGGTACTCGCTGAAGGTGGTCAGCGATTCGTCCAGGATGAGGATGTCCGCGTCCGACACGAAGTCGATCACCAGCCCTTCCTCAAGCAGCACTTCGACCTGCGCTTCGAGTGCCGCGAGCTGGTCGCGCAGCTCGGCCTCTTTCGCCTCGCGGTCGATCGCGTCCGGCGCTTGCACCTGGTCGGTCAGACTCTGGATGCGCGCCAGGTTGTCCTGCGTGTCGGCGATGCGGTTGACGATCACCGGATCACGCGCATAGTCCCGCTGGTAGCTGACCTTGAGCCATGCGACGCCCGCCGTCATCGCCGAGGGGATCGCCCGCGTGATGCGGCGCTTCAACTTGCCGTCGCGCACGAACAGCCGGTTCAGCACGATCTCCATCGTCGCGCAGAACGTGTCGAGCGCCTCGTAGGACTGGTCGACGACCTGCTCCTCGGGCGCGACGTCGATCTCGGGGTCTTTCGCGTAGTACAGCGGCACCAGCGTCTGCATGATCCCGAGGATCAGGTTCGCCCGCACTTCCTCCGGGTCGCGCACCGCCTCGTCGTCCATGTGCTGGACGCCGCGGACGTACTTTTCCAGTTCCGCAATGCGCTGGCGCCTCGGCTTGTTGTCGTCGATCGCCGACTCGATCGCCGCCTGATACCGGCGGATGAGCGCCGCGTCGCGCGGGTCAGTCTCGGGCTTGGCCTGTTCGTCGGTCATTTGTCGGCGAGCATCCGTTCGATCTTGACCCGCTGCTCACCGGACAGGCCGGCGGACTGGCTTGGCCGAACGTCCATGTCCCGATCCACCTCGGAGTCGAGCGACGCGAGCGCGAGCTTGCCGCGCTGGATCGTCGTCATGATCCCGTCGTGCGCGAGCGAATCGGCAGCAAGTGCGGAGAGCGCCGCCGGCACGATGATCGGTTGGCCGTCGAACAGGCAGCCCTCGACCGAGTACACGCGGAACCGGCGGATGTCGCCGCGCTCGTCGCGCAGGTCGTCGTATCCCTCGAACCGCGCGCGCGGCGTGTTCATGGCGATCAGTTCGCCCAGGTCGAGCGAACGGCGCGTCTCGCGCAGGCTGGCGATGAGCTTCATCGGGGGATGTGTACAACCCCCGGATTGGCTTAATCCACCATCAAGCCTTGTACCAGCTCCTCGGCCGCTCCGCCGGCGCATCGAGCACCCGGGCCGGCACGACCCCGAG